TTGAGGGTTCCAGCCTGTTCGATTGGCATCAGACACTCGAACCTGATGGGCGCGTGAAATGCCGTAATTCGTCGGATGCAAAGTGGGTGGAGCGTGGTCTGCGCTTGGTCAACGGTGCATGGCGTGGCGCGGGAATGCCAGAAGGGGTGTTCTCGTGACGACCACAAACCTCGAGCGCCGTGTCCGCAGTAACGACCCGGACACATCATGGGCAGCAGCAGAAATCGCGCCGGAACAGTCAACACAGGTGCGTGACTTCATTGTCCTATTCCTGGCACGCAAACCCGCATCCACCGACGACCAAATTTATGCCGCCTACAAAGCATCAGGTGGCAGGAGAACACCGCAACGTGTTCGCACTGCACGCGCCGAACTATCGCACCCGAAAACTGGGTTGCCGACTGTGCGTGTTGCTGCGGTTATCGGTCGGACTGCCATTGGTGGTTCATGCCGCACATGGGAGTTGATATGAGCGGGTTCAAAGGCGCAATTCGTGTTGGCGGCATCGTGATTATGAAGCGAACGTGTGACGGCGATGGCTGGTGGGAATGCTCAAACATCATCACGAACGACGAAAGATTGTGCGCTGAATGCCTTAACGACGACGACGGAGGTGTGCCGTAAATGGACACAACCCCGCTAACCAATCTGGCCATCCTCGGAGCAATCGCGTGGATGGCCTTACTTGTTGACACGTTCGCCCGCTGGAACCGTGGACGAAGAGCAGACAGGAGACGTTCATGACGCTCTATCAAGCCACCCTCTGGGGACTCACCATGCGTCAACGGCTAGAACTCTGTGAGCTTGCTCGCTCGTGGGGCGTCCACTATGACGACGGTGACATCGACCCAACATCACAGGATTCAACGACAGGAGCCACATCATGAAGTTCACAACCACGTTGACGGTCGAGGTTACGGTCGTCCACGTTATCGACGTTCCTGACGACGAGCTCGAGGGATTCGATTGGGTGAGCGCCGACCCAGACAAGATTGCCTCCCACATTCAGAAGCTTGACGACAACTGTGGCGGCGAGTACCTCCGCGAGTTTCCCAACATCGACCTCGAGCAGAGCATTGGTGAAGTCCAGACCGCCGACTTCACATGGGCTGTCCCGGTGCTCGAATCGCGGGATTCGGAGCCAACAAAATGACCCCCACATCGAACCCGCACGGTTACTCCACCATCTTCACAACCACCGTCTACATGTTCGGTCTCGCAATCACCATCGCATGGGTTGCATTCCTCGGCTGGTGTGCTGCCGGTGTCGGGCGAATGGTCGGGTGGTAGTGATGGCCGTGCAACTCGAGACGCAAGAGGCTGGCACGGGCACATGGTTTCCGGTTGTCATCTACTCGCATGGCAACGAGCGCCAAAGAGATGACGCCGCACAGATGGCCGACACGCTCAGAGCTATCGGCCTACACGCGCGTATCACCGAACCAACCAATCCCCGCGCTGACCTGGTGACCGCACTTGAACGTCACGCCGAATACCGAACCGAGGACGACGATCGGTTATGGATACCCGTAGAACTCGCTGCTGACATTGCAGCCGAACTCAACGAACAACAGAACGGATCAAACAATGACCGCCATTGACGACATCAACAGACTCGCAGCAGCATCAGCAACCGCACACCGCGACCTGCCCCCACATATTGCTGTCGGGGTCGCGCGCGTATTCAACACGTACGTGCAAAACGGTGCACCCGTCGAATGGGAAGAAACCATCATCGGGCTTGCTGACGTTGTACTCGCAGGGAAACAGGTTGCCGCATGAACGAGAACAAGAAGAACGCGGAACACATTGTGCAGGCCACCGGAGAACTTATTTCCGGATATGCGAAGACAAATCCGGATGGCGACCCTATATCTGTGGCGGCGTTCAATGTTCAGGTCGCACAGGTTCACGCAACGCTCTATCTCGCAGAACAGCAGCGGATCGCCAACCTGATCGCGTACTCAGTCGGGCAGGAAGCAACGCTCGAATCGGACGTAAATATTCGCGTCGGATTGGGTCTCGCATGAACGACGGCTACGACTACGGAGACCCAAAATCTGCGGACTACCAGATTGAAGACCGCTCAGACGACATGCGGACTGCAGAAAGAGACGGCGGGAAATGACGCTCACCATATATGAAACGCTCGAGCAGGGCAGTGATGAGTGGCTCGAGACTCGGTGCGGGATTCTTACCGCATCCCAGGTCGGGAAACTCATAACCGCAACCGGGAAAGTTGCGAACAACGAGACGTCACGAGCCCTCACTGAAACGCTCGTTGCAGAGAGACTGACGCGGTTCGTTGAGTATGTGCATCCGACGTTCGACATGCAACGCGGATCACTTGACGAGAGTTACGCACGCGACCTCTACCGCGAACAACACGCACCCGTAACAGAAATCGGATTCGCAACGAACACGTTCAACGGGTTCACACTAGGCGCGTCTCCCGATGGGTTGGTCTCGAGCTCAGGCGGCTTGGAGATCAAGAGTCCCAAAGCTAAGACACACCTGCGAACCATCCTCGCCGGCGAAGTGCCTGCCGAACACCTCCCGCAGATTCACGCCTCCATGCTCGTGATCGAAAGGGAATGGTGGGACTTCGAAAGCTACGCGGGTGGCTGGCCGATCTTTGTCAAGCGAGTGCACCGCGATCCTGAATGGGACTCCATCATTCTCAGCGCGCTCGAGACGTTCGAAGAGAACGTCTTGCAGATGGAAAACGCATACCGCGCTGCCGTGGGTGACGCACCTATTGCGCCGCGAATTGACCACTTTGCCGAGATTGAGATTGCAATCTGATGGGGATGCGCGGGCCTAAAGCAAAGCCGGTAGCAGAGCGCTTTGCCTCAAAGATCGCGCCCGGTAAAAACGGGTGCATCGAGTGGCAAGCGGGAACCAACAGCGTCGGATATGGGGTATTCCACCCGAACACAACTACAGGAAATAAAAGGGAATACGCGCACCGCTGGGCGTATGAACAGCGGTTCGGAGCCATCCCGGACGGATTACATCTCGACCACTTATGCCGAAACACGTTATGCGTGAACCCTGACCACCTTGAGCCGGTAACCCCGCGCGAGAACATTCTCCGCGGGGTCAGTTCTCCTGCGAAAAACGCACGCAAGGAGAAGTGTCAGCACGGGCACCTGCTTTCTGGCGACAACCTCTACATCAACCCGAGCACGGGCCATCGCAGTTGTCGCGAATGCTCGAGAGATCGCGACCGCGCAAGGCAAGCAGCCCGGAGCTCGCGAAATCGTCAGGCCCGAATCGAGTCAGGCAAACGTCCAAGGTTCGGAAACGTGGACTGTCCTCGTGGGCATCTCTTGGAGGGCAAAAACCTGTACATCAATCCACGGGGCTCGCGCGTCTGCCTCGAATGCACCCGCATCAGCTACCACAAGAACAAGAAGGTCAACTAATGAACCTAACTGACAGCATCATCCCGAAATCCGATCAGCTCAACGCCGACGACCTCATGGCAGGGCCCGTCACAGTGACGATCGGTGACGTGAAGAAGGGCAGCACGGAACAGCCAGTGGATGTTGTGCTGGTCGAGTTCCCCGGACGCGCATACCGACCCTCGAAGTCAATGCGCCGCGTGATGGTCATGGCTTGGGGCGCAGAAGCATCCGCGTACTCAGGCCACAAATTGACACTGTTCCGCAACCCGGATATTCGATTCGGCGCAGAAAAGGTCGGTGGCATTGAGATCGCCGCCATGTCGCACATTGACAAGCCTCTGACCGTCGCACTCACGGCAACAAGAGGGAAGCGTAAGAACTTCACCGTTCAGCCACTCGCCGAACCCCCGAAGCGCGACTTCCTAGCCGAACTAACCCTCGCTGGCACTGACCCTGACGCAATCAAAGCACTCGGAACTGCGGCACGTGCTGCGGGTGCAAGTGAACAGGTACTCGAGCAGATCCGTGCCGAATACAAGAAGGTCAGCGCGTGAGTGGCGTGACGTTCCCCGGTAATCACGACACAGTTCATGGGTCGTGCGGGAAGACGTGGAAGCAGCGCGGAAACCGGACTGGTCATTGCGCGAACTGTCACGAAACTTTTGAGGGTTCCAGCCTGTTCGATTGGCAT